TCAGCTGATGTACCATCGTGCCGACCATTTCCAGATGTGCCAATTCGACGGTGGTGCGACTTTATCAATGATATTTCAAAAAAAATTAGAACTTCATGGATACTTTTGGATAGAGGGAAATACTGAATTGATCGGGAGGATTATGCCATCTGCCATTGACTTCTTTATGATATTCGACATGATCCAGAACCTGTTTCAGAAGTCTGTTCTGTTCTGCAGGGGAAAGGGAGTGATATGTTTCCAGAAGTGTTCTGATCTTTGGCAGCATTTCATCGCGGGATTCCCTGGCATTTTCCATATTCTGAATATCGGATGTGATTTCATCGATGGACTGATTGACGGTGATGATCTTTTCAGAAAGGGTCTGATTTCTCATGGTGAAGATCTCAGCAGTATAAATTCCTTTTTCCAGTAATTCAAAAGTATTTTCAAATTGTTTCTTTAATTCTTCCAGTTCTTTTTGCTGTTCGGCCAGAGAGTTCTGCAGGACTTCGATTTTGCTCTGGAACGGATCCGAAATGATTGTACCTTCTTCCCAGGAAGCTTCATGCTGATATGCCCACTGGGAGAGACCTTCGAGGATCTTATTTTCCACCATATACAATGCAGAGGAAACCTGAGGGCAAAAATGCGTCATACAGATAAGAGATGCCGGCTGTCCTGTTTTATTATAGGGACGGCGCTGCATCAGATTGCCGCAACAGGAGCAACGGACAAGACCTGCCAGAGGATTCTGTGATCTGTCTGCCGGAAAGGACTTGGCTCTGCTTTTGATTTTATCCTGAACGATGTTCCAGAGTTCTTCGGAAACGATAGGCTCATGGAGACCATCGGCGAGGATATAATCTTCTGCCAGAGGTCTGGAAATTTTCACTTTGCCGTTTTCGGTTGTTTTCTTCCCTGGGCGCCGATTCCAGTGGATCTTTCCCATATAAACGGGGTTTTGCAGCATGCGAGTAACAGAGGCAGTTGACCAGGTACCGCCTTTTCGGTTTTTGATGCCCATGTCATGAAGGCGCTTGGCGATGGCCGAGCGGCCGACAGGAAGGCAGCTGCCATCAGGCTGCGGCTCTCCATAGGCATACAATTCATAAGCAAGTTTTACAGCTGCAGCTTCTTCCGGAACGATTTCCAGAGAGAAGCCTTTTTCTTTTTCCAGCTTTATGCGACGATAGCCGAAGGGCGGGATGGAACCTGCATACTTTCCTTCTTTGGCTGTTGCTTCGCGGCCGCGCTGCATGCGTCGGCGGATGGTTTTATATTCCCGGCGGGACATGAACTGAGAAAATTCAAAATATTCTTCGTCAAATTCATCATTTGGATCATAGGTTTTGATCGGCGTGATGATCTTTGTGGAGGAATACTTGAATGCATTAAGGATGATGCCCTGATCCATGGTATCGCCACGGCCAAGACGCTCGATTTCCATGACGAGGACGCCATCCCAGAGACCTGCTTCCACATCCTGCAGGAGCTGCTGCATGACGGGGCGGCCGGCAATGGTTTCGCCGGAGAAGATCTCTTTATAGATTTTTGTGACTATAAGTTTACACTTTTTGGCAAGAGCAAGAAGCGCCTTTTCGTGGCGGGCAAGAGTTTCGCCTTCGCCGGCCAGCTCGGCTTCGTGATCTGCGCGTGATTTTCTAAGATAAATGCAATAGGGCATGAGATTGCTCCTTTCGTATATCTATAGAAAATACACCTCCTAGGGGCATGATAGCATAAGCCTTGAAAAAGTGTGAATTGGAAGATGTCACAAATATTCTATGTATTTTTTGTGAGAAAAATGAAAAGCACCCGAAAAGGGTGCTTGTTTTATGGCTTATAAGGGCCCATTGGTTTCTGAGGAGAATCTTCAATCAGGCCTTCCAGGTTCTGTCTGATTGCCCAGGATGCATGATTATCAGGATTGCATTCTGGACAAGCGCTATGCCCTAAATATTTTGCATATTCGATATTATAAATCCAGAAATTATCAAAATTTATATTATCGCAACTATGTCTGTGATAATAGTTGTTTGTTTCTGATACAACAACTGCAAACTCACGATAGAACAGATACTCTTCTTTGAGGTTATCCATTTCGTCAGCCAACTGATAACAGGTGAGGAAAATATCGTTGTATGCTTCTTCCCAGTAGACTACTTCTTCAGAAGCTCCAGAGTTAGATCTGGAAGCTAGCATGAAATTCCCTGCCAGACTGCAGATCAGGGCAACGACGCAAATAATCAGAGCAACAGGTTTCTTTTTCTGCTCTACGGGTTTTGTTGCTGCAGGAGGGTAGGTTTCTATGATGAAATCATCAGAGAGGGATGCAGTAGCTTTTTGATGGGCCTTCAGGGATTTGTTCCATTCAGATAATACTTCATTATATGCAGCGGAAACTTTTTCAATAAGTTCTGGCATGAGTGTTGCGAAAGCGGTTCCTTCGTAACTGAAGATTCTCGTTGCCCTTGCTGTTGGGAATTTTGATAGGATTGCGGGTACATATTGCATCAGTCCATATTCGCTGCCACCGGTTATAAATGACACATGAGCTGTTGCAAAATCAACCATTTCCATATTTGCTTCCGGCAGTCGTTCTTTTACTTCATTCAGGCTGTAAATACCTTTTTCGATTAAATACTGATAAAATTCTGCCATGCAGTCATCAAAAATATCTTCTGGCAGATGATTTTCGTGGGTTTGATTATGTACTTCGTATAAAGCGAATGAGTACAAAAAGAGGGGCTCAAAGTTTTTGCCCTCCGGCATCTGATCAAAAATTTCTGTCTGATTTCCAATCATTTCAGCAGTTTTAAACATGTGAAGAAAGAGCAGCGTTGCTGCTTTCTTTGTGTCGTTTTTATTCATAAAATACACCTCCGCTTTCATGATAGCATAGTATCATGGAATATCAAAATTGTGGATATATGCCAAAGTTTTATATTAAATTTTGTGGAAAAATATCCTTGCATGTTTTTTCGGTAAATTATATTCTGGAGATGCGAACAACTGTTCTTGTTTTCGGAAGGATGATGCTGCATGAAGGAAAAGATCATTGCAATGATTAACCAGATAGAGGATGAGAAAACACTGAAAATTATTTATAGTTTTATAAAAGGAATGACGGGTAAGTGAAATTCACTTACCCGCCTTTTTTTTCATTTCTTCATAGATTTTTTTGATTACTTCCCAGTCGGAATCTTCCAATTCCAGGAGAGTGAGAATCAGATTTTTTCGGAACAGATCATCAGCTCCGATGGTTTCGCCGATCAGTTTTGCCAGTTTTTCATCAGAAGAGATCTCCGGATGTTTTTCGCCTTTGCCTGTTTTGATCCATTCTTCATTGATATCAAATTCCTTTGCAATCAATTTGATCATGTGATCTTTTGCATCTACACGACCCAGTTCTATGTTTGCAATTACAAATCTACTAACGCCTATTTTTTCGCCAAATTCAGCCTGTGTCAAATCATTTTCGATTCGGATTTCTCTTATTCTTTCATAAATTTCCATCCTAGCACCTCCTTGTGAGGAAAGTATATCACTTGCCGTTGTGCTGGTCAACACCATTTTGTGAAAATGTTGTGAAAAAGTTGTTGACACGCACAAAGGTAAGTGTTATTATGTGCCTAACAGCACATGAGGAACGAAAGAAGGTGTTAATATGCAAAATATTGAAAACGATCGTGCAAAAGAAACTATTGAGATGGTGAAAAGCCTGGATGAGCAGGATCTGTGTCTGCTTCAGATGGCAGCTCAGACGCTTTTGGTAAAGGCTGCAATGAGAAATAGTGAGGAACAGAAAGCGGTGGGATAAATGGATGAAGTAAAACTGCTGATGAAGTATTACGAACAGGAAATGAACGAGGTTTTTGAGACCAGCGCCGACTATAAAATGACGACGGCGAAAAAAGGCTTTGAGGATCGCCACGAAGAGGCGACGATCAGAGCGGAGCAGCTGCGGGATATGATCAAGGCCGCAGGCGGCAATTTGTAAAAACGGTATAGAGCTGCCGGAGGGAAAAACTTGTAAAGTGTCATAACTCATAGAAAATATACCTCCAAAATGTTTTCTGATAAACCTCCGGCACTTTATATAAAAATTTCAACAAATGGGACGAAACGGACACTGCATAGATTGAACCAGAGAGGAGGCAGGCGAATGGCACTGGCAATGGAATTCAAAAGTGGAAACACGACGATCAGGATCATGGACGATTTCTGCAGCGCCCCTGACCAGGCGGAGAAGGATGCAAGAATCAAAAAAAGAATTTATGCCAACGCACTGGCGGCTATTCGGGCAAACCCTGAGCGATATTATGCAGTGATGGCCAGAAAGGACAAACAGGCATGAAGCGAGACAGTAACGCAAAAATTCTGCGGAGTATGGCGCCTGAGGATATGACAAAGGAAGCCGCGGAGGCATTGGGACTGCAGCCCGGCAGACGTATTCGATGGAGCAGAGGTACGCTGACCGCAGAGGACATTGAGGAAGGCAGCAGACGGAGCCGGACAGGCGTGGTGGTAGACCTTTACCCCCATATTTTCCGGGTGGAATGGGAGGATGCAAAATACAAGGAATGCTTCCCCTATACGCTGCTGCTGAAAAGCGAGGGAGAACACATCAAGATGCTGGGAGGGAACTGAGAATGGATGCGGAAAAAATCTTTATTTTTTACATGGCAGGGTGCTTCCTGGTGACTTGGTTTGGCAGCTGCTGGATCATCGAAAGACAGATGAAAAAGGCGAAAGCAGCAGCGGAAAAGGCTGAGGAAAAGAGAAAACAGAGAGCGCATGACAATTACTGTGCTGCAGAGATGCAGAGAATGTATGCGATGCGTGGCAGATATGAGGTGATGAAATGAACAAGGTGATCCTGATGGGGAGACTGGTGAAGGATCCTGAGGTGAGATACAGCCCCGGCGCGGAGCCCCTGGCTGTGGCCAGATATACACTGGCGGTTGACCGAAAATTCCAGAAGAAAAGCGAGAACAGAGAGGCAGACTTTCCTGGTTGCGTAGCCTTCGGGAAAAGCGGAGAATTTGCCGAAAAGTATTTCAAGAAGGGACAGCTGGTGGCAGTGGTTGGCCATCTGCAGACAAGAAGCTGGGACGGCGACGATGGGAAAAAGCGCTGGAGCACTGATGTTGTGGTAGACGAACAGTATTTCTGCGGCAGCGCAAAGGGCGAAAGCCAGAGCGCGGCACCTGCACCTGCAGCACCAGCTGCAGGAGCTCCCAATGATGGATTTTATCCCGTGGAACCAACAGGGGCAGCCCCTGCGGGCTGGCCTGCAGTGCAGACTTCCGCAGACGATGACGACGACAAGCTGCCATGGGAATAAGACACGGAACACCACCTCCGATCAGCTATGTGGCCAAGATGGGCGCGGGACAATGCCCATGCAAGGACTGCCAGGTGCGGACGGAGGGATGCCACGGCAAATGCGAGGCCTACGGGAAATGGAGAACGCTGCATGAGGAAATGAGAAGTGACTATCTGAAAAAGATCAAGTGTGCATGCGAAGCGAAGGACCATTACCGGGAGGCAGTGAACAAGGCTGTGGCCAAAAGACATAGACAATATGGAAAATGAGACGATTACGAAAGGACGAATGATTTATGTACTTACTGAAATGCAGAGTGAAAAAACTGGAAGCCATGCTGGGAACAGCCAGCAACAACAAAGAGCTGCATGCGGAATTTATTGCCAGCCATGCACCTGATGCAAAGAGCAGGGAAGAAGAGATCGAAGCCATTGGCGCAGAAGAAGTGATCAACAAGGCCATGACCGTATTCCCCAGAAATGCAGAAGGCCTCCCCATCATGTGGGACTATCAGATCCGCGGCTTTTTCAAGGATGCCTGTGGGGCGCTGAGAAAGGTGAAGGGATCTGAAAGCAGCAAGATCAAGGCGTACAAAAAGGAAATCGACGGGCTGGTATTTGTGGACGAAAGAGAAATCGTGATCCACACGGACAAGCCTATCACCAGCTGCCAGAGACCCCTGAGAGCAGCAACGCCCCAGGGCGAAAGAATCAGCCTGGCAAACAGCGAAGAGATCGCTGCAGGGGCAACGATGGAATTCACAGTAAGAGTGATGCACGACGATCTTCTGCCTGCAGTGAAGGAATGGCTGGCCTATGGCATTTACAGAGGGCTGGGACAATGGAGAAACAGCGGCAAGGGCAGATTTACCTGCCTGATCGCCGAACAGAAGAAAATGAGCCTGGCACTGGGCGAAGAAATCATGGAGGAATGAGATGCAGTAACAAAACCGCATAAGGGAAAGCCGCTTGAAACAAGCGGCTTTTCGCATATCCGCAAAGGCGGGGCGAGGCCACGGAACTGCACGGCATAGAGCAGAATCGCATTGGCAAAGAGGGGCTATCAACAGAAAAGCAAAGGCACCGAAGAGTTCAGCTACGAGAGGAAGCGCTTAGCACGGCAAAGGCAAAGTAGGGCAAAGATATGATGAGCCAAGCAAGGGCGAAGCCACGTAAAGAACGGAAACGCAAGGGCTAAGCATGGCCGGGAGGGGCTGTGAAGCGAGAGGCAAAGGAATTGTAGAGCAAATAAATGCCAAGCGATGGAGTAGCAGAGCTGTGGTCCGAGAGGCAAAGGCAGAGTGAAACAGGGAATTGATGGGCAACGGATAGGCTACGCTCAGCAGGGCGATGGCAAAGGCAGGCGGGGCGATGATCAGCCAAGGAATAGCCTTGATTAGATTAGAAGCGCAGAGGCATGGGAGTGCTTGGTACGCGACGCAGAGGCAAGGAGAAGCAAGGACATGCTAGGCGGGGGAATGGAAAAGAAATGATTTGACTGCGCAGACTGGCGGTGGCGAAGAAAAGCAGCCATTGCAACGGGAAGCAGCGAGGAGCAAGGGCATAGCCGAGGCACGCATTGCAGAGCTGCGGCATGGCGTATATGAGGAAATCTCACGGCAGAGCCGCGACCGCTAACCCTTTTCCTCATTTGGCACGCACAAAGGCGGAGCCTTCACGTTTGTGCCGCATGGGCGAGGAAAAGCCCGCTGACCTGATGGTACCGCGAAGCTAGGGCAATGCTTAGCACAGTGGAGCCTTGGCAAGGCGAGGAGAAGCAGGGAGCGCAGGGCAACGCGATGGATATGAAATGCGTAGGCAGCAATGGATTAGCTGAGAATTGAATCGCAAAGGAAAAGTGGTGCGAGGTACCGTTGGCCACGCGAAGGCACTGATTCGCGGAGATGGCAACGGCAGTGATGTGCGAGGCATCAGCACAGCAGAGGCATAGCCAGGCGTAGGGCGAACAGCTGTGGATATGCAGTGAGGTGAACTGGATAGCGTGGAAGCGCGATGGATATGCATGGCAAGAGCGCCGCGTTGCGTTGGCATGGATAAGCGAAGTGTGGAGCAAAAAGCGTAGAGATGCAACGGCATTGCCTAGATGCGCTTGGCGAAGGAAAGGAACAGAGAGGCAAGGACAGGCAGAGGCATGGGCATGCCATGGCTGCGAAGTTTGGAATGGCAATGGAATAGAAACGCGCAGATAAGTCTTGAGAGGCAATGGCACGGCATTGATTTGCGAAGACTGCAACGGCACAGAATGGCAAAGGGCAGAATGCAGAGCGAGGAAAAACTGATGACAGAGAGGAGGATTTTATATGATCAGGAGAATCGTTGACGACCTGGATCAGAGGGAGGCAGAAGAGGAATTCCTACCCCCCCCTAGGAATTCGGAAGAGGAGCCGAAGAAAAGAGGCAGACGGCCTGCCAATGCATTTGGGATGGAAAAGAAGCAACCCGAAGAATGGGAACTGAGAGGCTGTGAGACCATTACGGATCCGGAAGAAAAGGAAAGATACAAGAAGGAGCTGGAAAAGAAGGAGCGCCAGAGGGAGTACTACAAAAAATGGTACGAAAAGAAGAAGGCGGAAAAAGAAGGCAAAAAGGAAAAGAAGGAAGCGAAGAAGCCGGCTGCAAAGAAGCAGGAGAAACTGACACTGCAGGATCTGACGGCGGAAATGGTCGAAGAAGAAATCGTAACACCTGCAGAGGAGAGTAATTCTGACGCGCTGGAAAGGCTGCAGAAGCTGAGAGAAGGATTTGGTGCGTGTGGAACTGTGCCCGCCATCACAGAAGAGCCTGTGCGTGATCTGGAAGAGGAATACGAAGAGCAGGCGAAGGAAGAAAGTGTGGACGAGGAGGCGGAAAGTGTAATCGAGGAGGCGGAAGATGAAATGCCGGTTAAAACAATGGATGCAACAGGTGTGGCTTATGCTGAGACTGTGGAGCTGGATGCAAGCGCGACGGCTGAGGAAGAAATTCCGGAAGAAGAGAGAACATTGACAGCGGAAATGTTATTGCAGGCAAACACGATGAAATCTGCCACTACATTCCCCGGAAATGAGGCGTATACATCGTTGAAATCATTGAACGGTATTTTCAATAACGACACGTATATGCTGCCGATGAAACTGGAACTGTCGCCCAGCCAGGCGGAGAGCCTGATGGTATTTATTGAGGATCATCTAATCAGAGACATCAGAGAGGATCCTGAAATCGACTGCATGGATTGGCTGGCGGACATGTGTGAAATCTGGAGGGAGCTGAAACAATGGAATACAATGAGATTTTCAGATTAAAGGAAATGCTGGAGCGGGAAGGAATCCCTTTTGAATTTATCGACCTGCACGGGCAGCTGCTGGATGGCTGGCAGATCTGTTATCCCAGCAGAGATACAGACCTGAGATGCAGCGTGATCGAACATAAATTCAGCTACGGCAATGGTGCGGACAAGCTGGAGATCATGGGGCTTTTGACGAAAGAAGAAAGAGCCGGCGGCGACAGCGTGGTGGGCTGGCTGACGGCAGACGATGTTTTTCAGAGGATCAAGAAACACTGGGAGGCGAATGCAGCATGAAGAAAAGAACAATGGCACTGACGGTGCTGATGGTGGTTCTGGCGGGAATGGGAATCATCGATGCGGTGGATCTGATCTGGAAATGGGCAATGATCAGAGAGAACGGCATTTACATACTGACATTTTATGACGGCGTGATCCAGAGTGTGATCGGGGCGGCAGCTGCCGCAGTGCTGGGCATGATCTGGGTGACGTGGATTGAGAATGAGCTGACGGAAGCGACAAACGACGGATACGCAAGTGCCTGGGACGGCATTCGGGAAAAAGAAGAAAGGGAGAAATAAGCATGAAAAACTATGAGGCGATTACGCTGCTGCAGGAGAGGATCGAACTGGCGGAGAGGGAAGAATACGCAGAGAAGATCCCTGAATACATCGAAGCTCTGAAGCTGGCCATCAGAGCGCTGACAAGAGACCACCTGCCCTGCAGGATGGGGGACACGGTATGGGTTGCCATGGCCGGACAGGTGGAAGAGGCAACAGTGGAGGCTGTGAGCTATTACGAGACAGGCAAAAACAGAAAGTTTTCGGTACTCTGCTGCGGCAAGAAGGCAAATGATTTCATGTTCAACGAGGATGATTTCGGAAGCCTGGTTTTTATGGACAAAGAGGCTGCTGAAAAGGCCCTGGAAGGAAGTGGCAAGGCATGAAGAAATATAACTGGGGCAGGAATGATGGCCTGGCCCTGGCAATGAAGATCGTGAAGGAAGGCGGCGTGGAAGCGCTGGAGAAGGAAATCAAGGAAAGAGGGGTCTGCGGGATCCACACGAACCTGACGATGCGGGAGCTGGAAGAAGCGATGGTGCCGATCAAGGAAAACTGCCTGGACACGATGATGGCCATGAGCGTTATGGTGCTACGTGATGAATTTGGCTTCGGGAAAAAGAGGATAGAACAGTTTATCGATCGATTCAGCCTGAAGGCGAACTGCCTGGGCGAATATGTGAAATGGCGGGACATTGTGACGCAGCTGGAGGAAGAAACAGGCGTGAAGATCACGATCCGCAATCTGGATGAGCTGGATACGGTTTGGAAAGAGAGGGATGCATGATGGCAA